TTTCTATGGTAAAATTAGAAGAAGACACGAAAGAAAAAGAAAGAACGAAAGAAAGGGAAACAACAAAAACCCCAGGAAGAAGAAATCCACATAAGGATCCAGCACCAGGTGTAAAAGAAAAACCAAAAGCAAACACTAAAGAAAAAGAAAGAACAAAAGAAAGAGAAACAACAAAAACACCAGGAAGAAGAAATCCACATAAGGATCCCGCACCAGGTGTAAAAGAAAAACCAAAAGCGGAAACTGAAAAACAAAAAAGCGACTTTATGGGTGCAATAATGCAAGTATTAAACACGAAATAATGGGAAATAAAGATTTAGAAAGATTAGTTAGAAAGATAGTTAAGGAAGCTCCAGTTGATTACGGTGATTATCCTGAAAGAATGCACCCAAGAACTCAACAAAGAGTTGAGGATCCAGAAGGTATCTATGCAAAAAATAGGGCTTTTAAAAAAGGTGTTTCAGACGTAGAGAGAATAGCCGGAAAAAGATTTAAAGAGGTTGTTGATTATGTAAAAAGATACTTCTCAACAGAAAGAAATCTTACCGATCCTATGGTAAAAAGAGCAATCCAGATGGAACAAATGATGGCTGTTCGTCAAGCAATGTCAATTGAGAGTAATAAAAAGGAACAATTAAGGGATCTTGCAGTAGAAATTGCGGCTAAAGAAGAAGGATGGTTACCATATGCAACAAATATGGAGGATGCGGTTAATGATGGTACAGTAGTTAAAGTAAGAAAAGAAGGTGGTGTTGTTTATGAATTTGATTTTGTAAATATGCTTACATTTTTGGGTGAACAAAGGATTGACCCAGAAATTTTCCAAATGAAAGCAAAGAAAAATGAAAAACTTCCATTACCTCCTAATTTTTCTTTTGATATTGATGAATTAACTCCAGAAGAACAAAAACAACTTGAGATTGAAAAACGAAATGTTATTAACGCCCTTATTATGGGTAAAGGAAAAAGAGGTCAATTTGCTTATCAAATGTTTAAAGATAGATTAGACGCAATTGATCCAAACCTTTATGCTCTTTATAATAAAATTATGGGTGCAAACGATCTTATGTATTTCACAGATGAAGACCTTATTGAAGCTCTTGGTGGGAACGCTGTTGGTGCCGCAGGTAAAATGGACGGTGATGATGAAGATGAAGATGAAGGTGGTCAAGAAGAGGAAGAAGGAAATGGAAATGATACATACTACGCAAACGGAATAATTTTTCCAATTCTTTTACACGAATTATTTAAAGCGTTTTCTATGATTACAGCAAGACATCAGTGGAAAGGAATGGATCCTGGGATGGCTCAAGATGTTATTTCTCAAACCGATACAATGCAACACGAACCTATGAATTTCCGTGTTGGTGGAGAACTTGTAAGAAAATTAAGAACATTACTTCCGGATGAATTAACATTAGAACCAGATTCTAAAAAATATGTCCCATATTTTGAGCAGGTTCTTTATAGTGTTCCGGCGGAAGATTTCTTAAAAAACATAATTGCAAATGTTGTTTCTGACGATGAAGTTGATAACAACAAAGCAAAAAGAAGATTTGAAGAGATTCTTAGAAAGGCAAAATCAGAGTACGACAAATTCAATAAAGAAGATGAGGACGAATACGACGATGATGAAGACGATATTTTAAGTCAATTAGGTCTTTAAAAATTCAAATACTAATTAACTAAAACCCCCTCTTATGAAAATAACTGGGGGTTTTGATATTTATATAGAAATATCTTTATGAGTTTGACTAAAGAACAAATAATGCTTGAGTATGTGAAATGTATGAAAGACACTCCATACGCATTAAGAACCTACTTACAGACATACGATAATACTGTGTCAAGATACGTACCTTTGGAGTTATTCCCAGATCAGGTTTCGTTACTTGATGATTATGAAAATTACGAGGAAAATATCGCATTAAAATATCGTCAAGCCGGTGTGTCAACAGTAACAGCCGCATGGGTATCAAAACGACTTGTATTTGCAAAAAAAGAAAGACCAGAAAAAATTCTAATTATCGCAAACAAACTTGACACATCTATGGAGATGGCAAATAAAATTAGAGCATTTGTCGACCAGTGGCCAAAATGGGTTGGTGCGTCTTTCTCCCCAGATAAAAACTCACAAAGACATTATAAATTAACTAATGGATGTGAAGTTAAAGCGGTTGCAACATCACGAGATGCACTTAGAGGTTATACACCAACGGTCCTTGTTTTTGATGAGGCCGCGTTTATTGAAGCTGATGGTGATTTCTGGGCTGCTTGTATGGCATCACTTTCTACCGGTGGTAAAGTAATTGTTGTATCAACACCAAATGGTTATGATCCGATTTATTATGATGTTTATAATCAAGCGGCAAAGGGTATTAATAACTTTAAAATTTCCGAGATGTTTTGGTGGAAAGATCCAAGATATTCAAAAGATCTATATTTGGTACCAACAGATGATATGGTTGATTTTCTTTTAAATAAAGATGAAAAGGACCATTCCGGGATTATTTCATTTGAAGACTCAGATCCTTATGATAGAGATTATGAAAAAATAAAAGAATATTTTGCAAAAGGTTACAAACCGTGTTCATCTTGGTATGAAAAAATGGTTAAAAAATTAAAGTACGACAAAAGAAAAATTAACCAAGAGCTTAACTGTGAATTTTTAGGTTCTGGTGACAACGTATTTGATTCAAAACAACTTGATTACATAAAACAAAGTACAATTGAGGACGCACCAAATAAAATGATGGGTAATTCTCTTTGGATGTGGAAAGAACCGGAACAGGGACACAAATACATAATGGGGGTTGACGTTTCTCGTGGGGATAGTGAAGACTTTTCGTCAATTCAAATTATTGATTTTGATGAGAGAGAACAGGTACTTGAATATGTTGGTAAAATTCCACCAGACGCTCTTGCTGAAATTGCTTATAAATGGGGATTAATGTATAATGCTTTTTGTGTTGTTGATATCACTGGTGGTATGGGAATTACAACTGTTAGAAAAATGCAAGAATTGGGATATAAGAATCTATATGTTGATGGTGTAGACTCAACAAATATTTGGGCTTATAACCCAAAAACGGTTGATAAAATCCCAGGAATTAACTTCAACAACAAAAGAGTTCAAATTATTGCTGCTTTTGAGGAATATGTAAGACATAAGTTTAAAATCAAAAGTACAAGATTGTATAATGAGATGAATACTTTTGTCTATGTAAATGGAAGACCAGACCACCAGAAAGGACAACACGATGACCTTATTATGGCAATGTCTATGGCAATTTATGTCGGCGAATCGTCATTTCAAAAACTAGAAAAGGTTGTTGAAAAAACAAAAGTTATGATTGAGTCGTGGACTGTTTCAAATAATGATTCGGTCGCAAGACAAGTACACTTTGATCCGGTATTACCAAATCAAAATGTAATGAACGATAGATTTAAAAATAATTCAGGACCATCAAGAGACGACTATATGAAATATGGTTGGTTATTTGGTGGAAGAAGATAATTATAGATATGGGCTTAGGACAAAGAAGAACATCTGGTAGGTCAATTGGTGGATCAATATTAATTGTTCCCGGACAAGACATCTATAGTGTAAAAAGATTTCCAAATAGTTTTGGAAGTAAAATAGGTTCAAAAAAAGATACGTTTAGGGAAATAAATGTAACCCCAACACCAACACCAACACCGACACCAACTCCAGTACCACCACAAGTTATATTGGATGCATTACTTGTTGATGCCACAACATATTTTATCGCAGGACTTGATGAGTATATTATGTATGTTGAATAAACGAGTATTTATATTTGACAATTATATTTTAAATTAATAGCATGGAACAAAATAATAATCAATTAACAGTTTGGCAAAGATTATCAAAAACGTTTGGACCAAATTCACTTTTAGGTCAGGATATACCAACATACAAATTTGATAAAAAAGAACTGTTAAAAACAAGAGATAGAAATGAGTTTGAAAAAGAAAAACTTCAAGCTCAACAATCTTTATATTTAGCAAATCAATGGACCAAAATTGAGAGTAATTTATATACTCAAGCAATTTATTATGAACCAACAAGACTTGCTGCGTTCTATGATTATGAATCTATGGAATTTACCCCAGAAATATCAACAGCACTTGATATATATGCGGAAGAATCAACAACACCAAATGAAGATGGACATATTCTTCAGATTTATTCTGAGTCAAAAAGAATAAAAGGAATATTGGCTGATTTGTTTAACAATACACTTGATATTAACACAAACTTACAAATGTGGATTAGAAATACTTGTAAGTATGGTGATAACTTTGTTTATCTGAAATTAGACCCAGAAAAGGGAATTGTTGGTGCTGTTCAGTTACCAAATATTGAAATTGAGAGGCTTGAAAGAGGTATGTCACCAAAAAGACCAAACACAGAAGTTAAACCAGATGAAAAAGGTTTAAGGTTTGCTTGGAAAGAAAAAAATATGGAATTTAACGCTTGGGAAGTTGCTCACTTTAGATTGCTTGGTGATGATAGAAAACTACCTTATGGTACATCAATGCTTGAGAAAGCTCGTCGTATTTGGAAACAATTAGTATTGGCAGAAGATGCTATGTTAATTTATCGTACATCAAGAGCTCCAGAAAGAAGGGTGTTTAAAGTGTTTGTTGGTAATATGGATGATAAGGATGTTGAACCTTATGTACAACGTGTTGCAAACAAATTTAAAAGAGATCAAATTGTTGACAATAAAACTGGTAATGTTGATTTAAGATTTAACCAAATGGCGGTAGATCAGGATTACTTTATTCCAGTTCGTGATGCTACACAAACAATGCCAATTGAGACATTACCTGGAGCACAAAACCTTGCTGAAATTGCTGACATTGAGTATATACAAAAGAAACTTGTAACAGCACTTCGTATTCCTAAAGCGTACCTTGGGTTTGAAGAACCGGTTGGTGATGGTAAAAATTTATCACTTCTTGATATTCGTTTTGCAAGAACAATTAATAGGATTCAAAAAAATATGCTTTCTGAGTTAAATAAGATCGCAATTGTTCATTTGTTCTTACTGGGTTTTGAAGAGGAGTTACAAAACTTTACACTAGGACTTAATAACCCTTCTAAACAAGCAGACCTTCTTATGGTTGATGTTTGGAAAGAAAAAGTATTACTCTACAAAGATCTTGTTAGTGAAATACCTAACACAATACAACCAGCATCAGCAACTTGGGCTAAGAAACACATCTTTGGGTGGTCAGATGAGGACATCAAACTTGATACACAAAGAATTAGAATGGAGAGAGCGGTTGCAGCTGAACTTGCTAATACCCCAACAATTATTACCCATACTGGAATGTTTGACACAATTGATAGATTATATAAAACAGTTTCCGGATCAACGACCGGTACTCCGGCACCACCAGCAGAAGGAGGTTTAGATATGGGTGGGGAAATTGGTGGACCTCCAGGACCACCTCCGGGACCTCCAGGACCACCACCGGGTGGTGAGGCTGGTGGATTACCAGAGTCTAAACCAAAACTTGAAAATCTTTTATTAGAAAATGACGATGATTATTTCATATCAAACGCATCTTTAGGTGAAATGGAGAGTGAATTATTAAAAATATTGGGGGATTGATATATTTATAGTAAAAAAGTTATGAAATTCGGATTATTAAAGAGTAAAATTGAAAAATGTTTGATTGAGTCATATAAAAAAGACTCCTTCAAAAAAAATATGTTTATATTTAAAGAGTTAGTTTTAGAAAATAAAAATATTAGTAAAATATTTTATTTATACGATGAACTATCATCTAATAAAAATATGGACAATACTGTTGCAAACGAGTTCATTAATGAGTCAATTGTTGTTTATGAAAATACCGCAAACAAAATTAAACCAAATGATTTAAAAGAGATTGAACTTTGGATTGGAAATATAAAATCAACAAATAATTACGAACATATTGACGAATTATTTTCAAATAGTGTTCTTACTTTGGAAAATAAAATTAAAAGTAAAAAGATTATTATAGAATCTTTAACTAAAACACCTATAACATTACAAGGATCATTTTCTGTTCCGGTAAAAACCCTTGTTGAGACGGCAAACAAAACTGTAAAAAAATATGTTGACTCATTAGATGAAGACTCTAAAAAATCATTACTTAAGATCTTATCGGAAGATGAAAATAAATTACAATTAAAGTATGAAGTAATTAAAGAATCCGTTATGGAAAAACTTGAGGATTTGAAGATTGGTGAAAAAGATAAAGAAGTAATTGAAAAAATAGGTCAAACTTTAAACAAACTCCAAAAAGAATCTTTTGATAGAATCACTTATTTTAAACTTCAAGAACTACACAAAAATCTTTAATCGTTAGATTTTAATTTCTGTACATAGATTGCTTTTTGTTTCTTGGATCTTTCCTCTACTGATTTTTTTGTAAATTCTCTCCTATCGTTTAGATGAGAATTTTGTCTGGTTTTTATAACCTTACTTTTGAGTTCCTTAAGAGCTCTCTCAATATCGTTTTTTTTTACGTATACTATTAACATATCCTATTTTGAAAATTTATTATATTGATATATATAACAAAATTAAGTAAATTTTAAAAAAATAAACGACTTTGTTATGAAAAAAAATTATGAAGAAAGGAAAAACTGCAAAAATAAATGGGTTCAGAACATCAAAGGTGTCTTATGGAACTGTAGATTCTAAAGAATTTAAATCCCTTTATTTAAACATACAAACCTGGGTAGAACCAAAAATTGAAGTTGAAAATTGGACAAGATTAGTCCTAAATATGAATAGAGCAGTTAAACATTCTGTTTATAACAATTTAGATAAAAATCTTTTTGATGAGAAATCTATTGTGGATCTTGATTTAAGAACAAGTGGATTACAACTAAAAAAGAAATCATTTATGAATCTTGAGATAAATCTTTATTTAATTGAAGAAATTGACTTTAAATCCACAAAATTAAAAAAATCTTTAAAAAATTTAACTAAAGAAATTTATAACGATGTCTTCATTGGAAATGAATATTTTAAATTTTATTTAACTAAAAATGGAAATTCCAAGCCAGTTAAAGTAAAAACTGAAAAAGTTTAATATTTATATAGAAAACTTTTTATATGAAAATATTAGGACCTAACGAAACTGGCAGTGGTATTCTTATTGAATACGATGCTGGTTATATAAATCCAAAATCGGAAAACAATAACTATATTATGGAATCCAAAAGTTTTTTGGATTATTCAAAACCATTTGAGTTTTATGCCGTTCTTCAGAAATACAATACACCAAATAGAAATGGTAGAGTGTATCCAGAAAAGATTTTAAAAAGAGAAGCTGAGAATTATAAAAAAATGATTGAGAAAGGAACTTCCCTTTCCGAGTTAAATCACCCAGAATCATCTCTTATTGATCTTGATCGTGTATCACATATTATAACTGAAGTTTGGTGGGACGGACCGGTATTACTTGGTAAATTAAGATTACTTACAAGTCCTGGATTTCACGAAAGAGGAATTTGTTCAACAAAAGGAGATTTAGCTGCAAACTATCTTAGACAAGGAGTTACACTTGGAATTTCTTCTCGTGGTGTAGGATCACTTAAAAAAGTTGGTGAACAAAATGAAGTGCAAGATGATTTTGAACTTATTTGTTTTGACCTTGTATCTTCACCATCAACACCAGGAGCATATCTTTTCTTAAATAAAGATGATAGAATGAAATTTGATGAGAATTTAGAAGAAGAAAATAAAATGAAGTTTCAGAGAGAAACCGGTATGGAATCATCATCAATTGATAGGTCAAAAAATTTAATGGATAAATTATCAGCTTATCTTGATAAATAATAAAATTAGTTTTATAATTTGTTAAAATAAAATAAATTATGGAACAAGGAGAAAAGTATTTTGTAGCAAAGATTACATCGGATCTTTTGGATAGTGAATCTGGTAGAGTAAAAAAAGTAAAAGAAGAAAAATTAGTTTTAGGTTATAGTCCAACGGATGTTGAAGCTAAAGTAACAAAAGTATATGAAAACTATACAATGGACTGGAGAATCACATCAATTACCGAAAGTAAAATTGATGAGGTAATAGAAGGGTAAACCTAAAAATATAAAAATTAGAAATGGGAATGACAATAGTTGTTCCCATTTTTTTTTGTCTCAAATATCAAAAAACTAAACTTTTCTTAAAATGAATGTATTTATATGAAAAGTCAAAAAATAAAAATGGCAAAAAACGAAAAAGTTATTGAAGAAGCGTTATTCCAGATTAAAAATTTGGAAGAGGCTCTTAACAAAAATGCACAAGGAATACTTTCCTCTACAATGAAGGAAGAAATTAGCTCTTTAGTAAAAGAATCTCTTAAAGAACAAGATGAGGTTGAAGACGAAGAAGTTGATGACGAGGACGAAGATGAAACAACATTAGAGTTACCGACTGATACTGATAATGAAGAAGAAGTAGACGATGAAGAAGACTCATTTATGATGGGTGACGAAGATATGACAGATGATATGTCTATGGATTCTGAAGATGATGAAACTATTGATCTTACCGGAGCTTCAGATGCTGAAGTATTACGTGTGTTTAAAGCAATGGGGGATAATGATGGGGTCATCGTAAAACAAGAAGATAATATGATACATTTATCAGATAATGAAAATGATACAGAATATCTAATCCAACTTGGGGAATCTGAAATTGCATTTGACGAACTAGAGGAATTGTACTCTAGAGAAGTTGACGATTTTGATTTTTACTTTCCTAAAGACGAAGAAGAAGATGAATTTGGATTTGAAGACGAGTTCTCATTTAAAGATGAAGATGAGGATCGTTACGATTTTAGCCAGGAAGATTACTTTGGTGATATAGATCCAGAATCTCTTGAAGAGGATGAAGAAGAAATTCTTTACGAACTTGAATTAGGTACTGACGAATTTGGAACTGACGAACTTGAAGAAATGGCATTTGAGGATGAAGAAGAAGAATTTGATGAGTCCTGGATGAATGAGTCTAAAGGATTCAAAGCTAAAGGAGTTGGAATGGGTTCTGCATCAAAGTACAAAATGAGTAAAAAACCTAATATGGATGGTGGCTTTAAAACTGTAAAGAAAAATGCCAACAAAACCATGGGTACTGGTAAAGCAAAATTTGAATACAAAGAAGATGTAAATTTTGATGGTTTCGGAAAAGGTAAAATGCCTATGAAAAAAACACCTATGAAGCGAGTTGAAGCCAAGGAAGCCGCACGTACTAGAGGAAACGGAAGTAAATTTAGAGAAGGTGGTTTACCAAAACAAAGAGCACATTCTAAATTTAATACCGCAATTAAAGAAAACTCTGAGGAATTAGAAATGTTAAGAGCTAAAAACGAAGAATACAGAAAAGCTCTTGATTTATTCAGAACTAAACTTAATGAGGTTGCCGTATTTAACTCAAATTTAGCGTACGCTACAAGATTGTTCACTGAGCACTCAACAACAAAACAAGAAAAGATTAATATCTTAAGAAGATTTGACACAGTTGAAACTTTGAAAGAATCAAAAAATCTTTACAAATCTATCAAAAACGAACTTGGAAATGAGATGGTTGGAGATAAGACAATAACTGAATCATTTGAAAGAACTGTATCAAAAAGTCCGTCTACCGGATCTGCAGTAAATTTAATTGAATCTAAAACTTACGAGAACCCGCAATTCTTAAGAATGAAGGATTTGATGGGAAAAATCAAGTAAAAAATAAACTTTTTAACAAAACCGTATATTTATAATATACATAAATAAAAAATAAAGCTAAAAACAAATAAAATGGGAGCATTATTAGAATCAGGTCTTGTTGGTAACATCGGTCTTAAGCACCTTAAAGTTATCAAAGAAGATACAATTAACAAATGGGATAAATTAGGATTCCTAGAAGGACTTAAAGGTCATTTAAAAGAGAATGTGGCTCAGTTATATGAGAACCAAGCATCTCACCTAATCAACGAAGCAACTTCTGAAGGGTCAAATGGTGCATTTGAAACTGTTGTTTTCCCAATCGTACGTAGAGTATTCTCTAAATTATTGGCTAACGACATCGTTTCTGTACAAGCAATGAACTTACCTATCGGTAAATTGTTCTACTTCGTACCTCGTATCCAAGGATACGCTAATGATGTGGTTGCTGATCAAGCTGGTGTTCACTACCCACCAATCGGTTCTCCGGAAGCTGCTGCTAGTGGTCAAAATAATGTAGGACAAGGTTACCCTAACGATACATTAACACCTAACTATCCTTACGCTAAAAATCTTTATGATTTATTCTACGAAGGTGCTGAACCAGGATTAGACCCTGCTGGTCTATTTGACTATTCTAAAGGTCGTTGGTCTGCAATGACTGCTAACACTACAGTTGTTAAATGGTCTAACGGTGACTTAGTTCCAATTTCTAACGACGAACTTGTTGGAAATCAAAGAAAAGTTCTTATCAAACTTTGCGGTTGGAGTTCTGTTCTTGGTGCTGGTAAATTAATCGGTCCTGACGGAAATGAAATTGATTCAGAATCATTCCTTTCTGATCTTAAAATTCTTCCAGCTTCTAATTTAGAATTTGGTGCGGAAAATGTATGTCCACTACCTACAGCAGCAACACCTTTATTATTTAGAGTTGTTACTCAAAAATATGGTAAAGGAATTGTTCAGTACGGACAACAAAGACAAACTTCATTTGCTGCAACAGGAAATGGTGGTTCTTTCTACGATATTTGTGATGCTGACGGATGTATCTTCCTTGAGGTAGATCTTTCTTGTCCAGCATGTGCAACTTGTGGTGATGATTCACTTGACGGATATACTGGATCAACAATTTCTGGTATCACATCTGGAGGATCATTTACTGCTGTTTGGAGAAGTTATGAAGAACTTGAGTTTGAAGAAAAAATCGGTGAGGTTTCATTTGATCTTGAGTCTGTAACTGTTTCTGTAACAGAAAGAAAATTAAGAGCTCAGTGGTCTCCTGAACTTGCACAAGACGTAGCAGCATTCCATAATATTGATGCTGAAGCAGAACTTACTGCACTATTGTCTGAGCAAGTAGCTGCTGAAATTGACCGTGAAATCCTTCGTGACCTTAGAAAAGGCGCTGCTTGGACTTTACGTTGGGATTACAACGGATGGAGAAGATTGTCTCTTACAACTTCTTACACTCAAAAAGACTGGAACCAGACTTTGATTACTGCAATCAACCAGTTGTCTGCACAAATCCACAAGTCTACACTTAGAGGTGGTGCTAACTGGATCGTAGTATCTTCTGAGGTTTCTGCAATCTTTGATGATCTTGAATACTTCCACGTATCTAACGCTTCTCCGGAGCAAGATCAATACAACATGGGTATTGAAAGAGTTGGTACATTGGCTGGACGTTACCAAGTGTATAGAGATCCTTACTTCCCACCAAACACAATCTTGTTGGGTCACAAAGGAACATCTCTTCTTGACACAGGATACATCTACGCACCGTATGTTCCACTTCAATTAACACCTACAATGTATAACCCATTCAACTTCACACCTATCAAAGGTATTATGACAAGATACGCTAAGAAAATGGTTAACAACCGTTTCTACGGACGTATCACAGTTGACGGAGTTCGTACATTTGACTTAAGAGAATTGAGATAATCAACAACTTAAAATAACCCTCAAAAGGAGACAAGAAATTGTCTCCTTTTTTTATTTTATGATAGGTGTAAAAATGAATGGGCTATAATTTTATTTTTATTATATTTATATAAAAATAGTTTATGAAAACAAAGTTAACAAATGACGATATTATAAAAATTATTGATCTATATAAAACCATAATTATGAAAAATTTACTATTAATATTTTTTACGATAATGTCATTTGTGTCATTTACTCAAGTGACATTATTATCACCAACGGGTGATGGTGGATTTGAAACGGGAACTACCGCAGCCGCTAATGGATGGACAGCAACAGTTGGTAGTGCAGCCCAAAATCAATGGATTGTTGGGACTGCTTATGCTTGGGGTGGATCAAGAGGTGCTTATATTACAAATGCGACAAGTACAGCACCAAATGCGTATACCATGACAACAACTAGGGTTACTCATTTATATCGAAATTTTACAATACCAACTAATGCCGCAACTGCAACATTGTCTTTTTATTGGAAGGGGATTGGAGAGACTTATTTGGGGACTCCTACCGACTATATGAGTGTTTATTTTGAACCGGCAACAAATACGGCTCCTCTTTATG